GCGTCTGTACTCCGTTGAAGCCCGAAACCGTGCCGTTCATATCGAGGTCAAAATCTGATGGGATAGCGTTCTGCATACTTTTTGAAACGTCTTTCATCTCATCGCCGAAGCCCTCGCCAAGTCCCTCTGCCATAAAGCCGCCGAGGTTGGCGAACAATTTAGACGGTGAGTGTATTCCAAAGAAGTCCTTTATGCCGTCTACAATGCCGCCGAAAAAGCCGCTGATTTGATTCCAGAGCCAAGCGCCCGCGTCAGAAATGCCCTGCCACAGACCTTTCAGCAAATTGCCGCCGACCTCCGCCATCTTGCCAAAGTAGCTGCCGAATGCGTCAACAATTCCGGTTATGATTTGCGGAATAGCCTTGACTATCTCCACGATGATGGTCGGGAGATTTTCAATCAGCGCAATAAACAGCTGAACGCCCGCCGCAACAAGCTGCGGAATCGCTCCGATAACGGCGTCAATAACGCTTGAAATAATCTGCGGAATAGCCGCGACGATGGTCGTGATGATTGTCGGCAGGTTCTGCACAAGCGAGATGAGCAGCTTTATTCCTGCTTCGATGATGAGCGGAATTGCGGAAATCACCGCCTTGATTATGCCGTCAATTATCTGCGGAATGACCTCCACAATTGCCGCGATGATGTCCGGCAGAGCCGTCACAAGTGCAGTCAGCAGCTGTATTCCCGCTTCGATTATCTGCGGTATCGCGCCGATGAGGAAATCCACGATTCCCGTGATTATCTGCGGCAGCGCTTCAATGAGGACAGGCAGAGCGTCAAGAATGCCTTGTGCAAGTCCGGTTATAAGCTGCAAAGCCGCGTCAAGGATAAGCGGCAGATTGTCCACAAGCGTTTTCACAATCTCAACGACTACCGTCACAATCTGCGGAACAAGCTGCGGAATCGTGTCCGCAATACCCTTGACGAGCGACAGCAGAATAACCGCTCCGGCTGAAACTATCTGCGGCAGAAGTCCCACCAGAGCCGAGATTATCTCGGTCACTATTTTTGCGAGTGTAGGAGTAAGTTCCGAGATAGCCGAGAGAAGTCCGTCCGCAAGCGCCTTGATGATACCCGGAGCGCTTTCGAGGACTGCTCCCGCAATCGAAGTTATGAGTTCCGCAAACTGCGGAATCAGCGTCCGGATAGTGTCGATAACAGATGTAACGCCGTTTTTCAGTTCGTCCGCAGCTTGCTCGTTGCCTGCGAGGAGGTCGGCAAGTCCGTCCGTGATTTGCGTTATTCCCGGCAGAAGTTCACCCACCATGCGATTTTTCAGACCGCCTGCGGTGTGCGACAGCTTGGTAAGGCTGTCCTCAAAAGCAGCGGAAGCCGCCACAGCTTCATTGCTCATAACCATGCCGTAATCTTCGGCTTCCTGCTTCAGACGTTCGGTTTCCTCAACGCTTGTGTTTAGGACAGCCGCCATATCCACAGCGGATTTTCCGAGGAGGTCGTTTGCGGCAGCGGTGCGCTCTGCACCCGATTCCATGCCTTGCAAAGCACCAATAACAAGCGACAGCTGTTCGTCCTGGGACTTACCGTTCAGTTCCTCGATGGAAAGCCCGACAGCGGACAGCTTTTCGGCAGCGGAATCCGAGCCGCCCGCCGCGTCCGTAATGACGGTGGACAGCTTTTTCATGCCCGTCTGGAGATTGTTCACGTCAGCGCCGCAGCGCTCGAACACATAGCCCCACTTCTGGTAGCTTTCGGCGCTTATGCCGATTTTCTGCGAGGTCTTGTCGATTTGGTCGCCGGCCGAGCCGACATCGTTCGCCATGTCCCACAGCTTTTTTCCTGCGGCAACGCAGGCTGTCCCGACCGCCGCAGCAGCAGCCCCGAGAGCCGCGCCGATTTTCTTTGCGGTATCTCCGAGTTTACTCAGCTTTCCGTCAGCGTCCTCGCTGGTGTCGGCGGCTTTCTTGACGGAGTTGGAGAAGACCTTGGCTTCATCTCCGGCTTCGTCAAAGCCCTTGTCAGCCTTTCCAAGGGCGGTGTTGTTGGAATTCAGTTCACGCTCCATGCCGTTCAGAGCCGCCTGCGCATTGTTCAGCTGTATCTGCCAGCTTTGGGTACGGCGGTCGTTCTCACCAAAGGACTCGGCGGCATTCTGCAAAGCAGTACGGAGCGTTTCGATTTTCTGCTTCTGCTGCTCAATTTCCTTGTTCAGCACCTGGTTTCTCGCCGTGAGAGCCTCGGCGGATTTGTCGTTCTTGTCGAACTGCGAATCCACAAGCTTCATTTCTGAACCTAGCACCTTGAATGAATTGTTTATCTCGGCGAGGGATTTCTTGAATTCACGCTCGCCCTCAAGGCCTATTTTCAGACCGAAATTTTCGGACATTCTGCGTCACCTCCTCGGAAAATGGGCATAAAAAAAGAGCCTTGCGGCTCGGGGATATAGGAAAAGGAGCAACTACGGTGGTTGCTCCTTTTGTGTGTTAAATTGCTCGATAAACGGGATTTTTCTGTTCTAGTTCAATTCGCTTATTATCGTACATAATATCCGTCCTTTCTATTATGTATCATTTTCAGTCTGTATAAACAATGGTAACCCAATCAACAATGCCTTTCTCGTTAAACGTAACAATAAGACATTTACCGTGCCAATCATTCGAGGTTTTTCCCTCGAGAGAACCATATCTATATTCCTGCCAGCCTTCATATTTTTTACTGTTAAAATTTTTTATACTTGTTGCTTCACCATACCTTTCGACGATTTCTTCTCTAGTTGTTTTAAATGGAGTTATGCCGTCAACCGAACATTTATCATTCTCAAAAGGAGCATCAAAAATCCTACTGTCACCCTTTTTGGACTCTTTGTAGTTTTCCGCTCCGCAGCTAAAAAGCAAATCGCCATTTTTGTCCTTGACTTCAACGTGACATCTATCCTCCGCAAATCGATTAGCAGAAGTTTCATATGTCCAATCCTTAGGCAGTTCTTTCAGCTTTATGGGTATCTCGATCGCTTGTCCGTCAACAATTACATTTTTTCGTATCCGTTCAATGTCAAAACCCGTTTCGCTGTACGATATCTCAGAACCATCAGGATTAGTACTTCTTTCGCACCCCGTAAACCCACAGAGAAGTATCGCCGTTGCCAACAGCGCAACCACCCTTTTGCTTTTCCTGTCAAGCCGATGTTTTAATTTGCTAAACATAGTACACAACCTTTCGTTTAATTAACTGCCCGATAAACGGGAATTTACCATCTATTCATATTCTTTTCAAACTTATCGATATATGCTTGTTTTAATTCGTCTGCTGTAATCCCATAGCACAACATTACATCATTATAATACATTAAAACATCAGCCATTTCTTCAACTAAAGCTTTTCTTAATTGAGTATCTGAGGCTGCTTTTGTTCCACCATTCTTTTTTACAATATCAATCACTTCGCCTATTTCTCCAATCATCCAAAGTAACTTGTTTTTACCTGTTTCCGGACAAATCGACTCCCACTTATCTTTATACTTGTTCTGAAGTTTTATTTGCATTTTTTGCATTTCATCTATACCGAAATCCATCTTTTAATTTTCCTCCACAAATTACGATTTGTAGGGCAGATTAACTGCCCATGTAAGTATTATACCACGCATTTCCACTTTTTTCAACCACTTTTCCAATCAAATTCCCATCGGCACAACCTCGTCAATATCCGCTTCCCGCTTAGGCTTTGCAATCCCCATAAACTGCTTATGGCACTCCCACAGATCCAGCAGAAACCCAAACGGCATAAGCCACACCTCTTCCGAACCGAGGTGCAGCTGCGCCGTTCCGTAATAGAACAGCCGGGTGAATAGTTCTGCATCGTTCACCCGGCTGTTACTGCGTTTTTTGAGGTATCTGCCACACCGGCTCGGTGTTCACTTTCTACATTACGCTTTGTGCCTTTCAGCATAGCTTCGGTGATAGCGTCCTTGTACTCTGCAAGCTCGCCAGGAGAGGTCAGAAGCTCCACGGTTTCCTCGGTGAGAAGCTGCTTTTTATCGCTGTTTCTGAGATTATGTATCTCAATGCTCTGATTACAAAGCAGCGTTATCAGCCAGATTATCTCGTCCAGAGCCATCTCCATATTTTCGGATTTCATCAGCTTATCGCCGAGGTTATCCAGCCCGCCATAGCGGTTAGAAATAGCCTTTGTCGCTCTGGTGGTGAGAATCATCTCGTACTGCTCGCCGCCGATTGTAATTAAATAACTGCGTTCATTCGTCATTGCTCATACCTCCGTTACTTGCCTGTTTCAGCAGGCTTTGCCGTGAATGTGGGTTCATACACAGACTTATACCAACCCGTGATTACGCTGTCCGGAACGTTCTTCTCACCCTCGGTCGCTTCCGCTTTCCAAGGGTGCTTTCCGTTGCCGTCCGGCTTGTTTCTGCGGAGAACCGTTCCCTCAATTGTAGGCGTGGAAAACGTAATGCTGTCGCCCTTTGTTGCAAGCGAGGTTGACGGAATACCAAACTTGACCCTGTAAAGCCAGAAATAACGGTACTTGCCGTTGGACTTCTTCGCCCTGAACCCGACAGCCACGGGCTTGCCGCCGTCCTCGCTTGTGGAAATAACCACATTGTTGCTGTCAATAGTCGCTCCCGTCAGAATTGACGCGGCTTCGTTGCCTATATCGTCAATGCCAAGTGAGAGCGTTCCGCTTTTGAACTCCTTGACGATTTCCGAAGCGCCGTCATCAGCGTAGAGAGTAGCTTCCGCAAGCTCCACGGAGAGATCAGCCGAAATCGCCTTTGCAAGCGAAGCGGGAACTCCGTAGGTTTCGCTGCCGTCACTGTCCTCGGTTATTTCAGCGTAGAACAGCTTGTCAAGACCTATTGTTGCCATTTATATCTCCTCCATTTCATAGTTTTTCGCCGTATCAACGGCGTAATGATGATAGCCAGTTTCGTCCTCATGGCCGACATATTTTCGGGCGGTTACGGTAATATCCGAACTGAGCAGAGCCTTTACAATCCTGCTCACAGTACGGGTGTAACTGCTTTTCGTAAACAGAGAAATCCGCACTTCCTGCACATCGGCAGTCGGCGCATTGTCTGCGTGAAGTTCAAAGCTGTCGTACAACGGAGTGAACACAAGATATTCACCGGGAGCCTTTCCCGAATACACGGCAGTCTGCGCAGGGATTTTCAGCTTTTTGGCTATTGCAGATAGCTCCGAAAGCAGACTCACAGCCCCTCGACCTCCTTTTCAAAAGCGGATTTCATGGCTTCCACACACTGCTTTTTCACAGCGGATTTCGCAGATTTCAGAAACGGTTTCGCCGATTGACTGCTTGTGCCGTACTCGAGAATATTCGCTATCTTAGCATTGCTTGACCCATCAGAGCGAGGTTCGGAGAAACCAACCTTGATGTCGTGATTTCCGTTTTTATCGACCATAACGGGAGATAAACCGAGCGACCGTTCAAGTTCTCCTGTGGAGCGGGATTTGCTTTTCGTCCCCGAACCTACAACGGATTTCAAATTACTTCGAACCTTATCCAAAGCGACCTCGCCGCCTGCCTGCAAAACCTTTTCGGCAATGCTGTCGGTCTGCGCTCCAAGCCGGGAAATCCTCGAAAGGAATTCATCGGGCATTTTTACATCAGCCTTAGCCACTCGGCTGCACCTCCTTGCACAGAACCCCGATATACATTCCTCTGCCTTTCACATCTTCGACAGAGGTTATTTCAAATACAGAGCCATCGCAGAACAGCCGCATATTTGTTGTAACCATCAGACCAGGGATTGTTCTGAAACGGAACAGGTCGGTAGCTTCGGAAAATGCGGCACGGTTAGCCCATTTCTCGCTACCGTGCCGACCCTCCCGATAGGCTCTGACCGTTGCCAGAACAACATCGGTTTCCGTCTGAAAACCCTCGTCATCAAGCGCGACTCGTTTTCGCGTTATCTGTATCTGCGTGTTCATCTTTCCGAAACTCATACTTTCCACCGCCTGTCCAGTCGAAGCAGCATATTCACTGTGTCCCACACCTGCTTTCCCGCCTGAACATTGTCCCCGAAAAAGCCGCCAGTCGAGCCATCGCGGCTTTCATAGAAATGCGATGACAGCATTATTACCGCCTGTTCCGTGGTCGGCGGCATTGCGTTTTCAGAATAGTAATTCTCGGGCAAATGCTGATAGCTTTCAGCATAGGAAACAGCGGCGGTGATGAACCCTTTTATGAGTTCATCGTCCGCCGAGTGTTCAAGTATGAGGTTCTGTTTTACTTTGGTAAGCAGTTCATTCATCACGAACCCGAACCGGCTTTCATCTTAAGAATCTGCACAGCTTCGGGGAGAATCAGCTTGCCGTCAACGCGCTCCTTTGCCACAAAGCCGATCATGCCATTTCCTGCGTACAGCTCCTTGAGTTCCGCAAAGGAACGAGTTCCACGGTCGCCGATGTTGTAGTAGTTGAAATCACCAAAGGCAATCACAGGCTTACCCGCGCCAATCGTAGGAACATAGGGAGAAGTGTATACCTCATACCCGAACAGTCTGTCGGGTTCTCCCGCCTGGAGCGAGGGCTGCCACAGATATGAGCCGTTGTTGTCTTTCAGCTTGCGGAGCGCCGCGACAGTCTGGTCGTTCATGATGAACTTCGCATTCTTGCGGTAGGGACGCTTGAGAGAGTACGCAAGGTTAATGACCTCGTCAGCGGTTATTGCAGTCGCACTTGTAGTGGTGATTGCGACCTCACCGCCGCCTGTTTCAGCGAAAATTCCGAGAGGTTTTCCCTTGCCATCGCCGTTGAGGAAAGCGTCCTCTTCCGCATTGGAAAGCGCCTTTGCGAACTGGTCGATGATGTAATTTTCAAGCCCGAAAGCGTTGTCGTAGAGCAGCTCCTCGGTGACCTTAACCGCAACGTGCAGCTTGTGCGCGTCAAGGTTAATCTGCGAGAAAGCAGCGTCCCCGAAAGAAAGCGCGCCGCCCTCATCAATCCACGCCGCAGCAGGCTTTGTCGCGGCAATATTGATTTTGTGCTCGCCGCTGGTGGTGATGGTGTGACCCAGCTTTCTGATGATATTCTCCTCGGAAAGAGCGTCAATCAGACGGCTGTCGTACTCCTCGGGAACGAGATAACCGCCGTTTGTGTCAATTCCCTCGGACAGGACATCTGAAATCTGACGGAAATTCGTGCGCAGAGCGTTCAGCATTGCCGCCTTGTACTCATCGCTTGCTCTGCCTGTCTTTGGCTTGTCTGCGCCGTTCATGGGCTTTCCGGTGAGAGGAGTTGAGGTAGGCTTTGAAAGCTGAGCGTCCATTGCCGCCATCTGCTCCATGCGCTCGATTTCAGCGCCGTAGTCCTTGATTTTCTGCTCCATTTCGGCATAAGAAGCCGCGTCATCTGCGGACAGAAGTCCGTCCTTATCGCGCTTGGTTTCTACGAAAGCCTTTGCGGCCTCCCATGCTTTGTTGCGCTTTTCGCGCAGTTCCATAATAGTCATTTGCGTTACCTCCAATTTCTAATTAAATCAAGACGAGAAATCAAATCCTCGGCTTTGGTTTTTGGTTCGGTTTTCGGGGCTATGCGGCATTTCTCCGCAATCCTGCCCATAAGGGAATTTACAACCTGCGCTTCGGAATACATCAGAGCGTTCGCAGGCTGTTCTTCCATAGGTTCATCACGGTTCAGAATATCGTCTGCAAAGCCGAGTTCAACCGCCTTGTTAGCGTTCATCCAGGTTTCTGCGTCCATAAGGTGCGAGATTTTCGCGCGGCTCATTCCCGTCTTGATTTCATAAGCGTTCATAATGCTTTCCTTGACCTCGGACAGCATTTCAATTGCTTTCTGCATTTCGGCTGTGTTGCCCATAGCTACCGTCATAGGGTTGTGTATCATCAGCATTGAAACCGGGGACATCAGCACCTTGTTTCCCGCCATCGCGATAACGCTTGCGGCGCTTGCTGCGATACCGTCAATCTTCACGGTGACATTGCCCTTGTAGTCCATCAGTATATTGTAAATCTGCGCCGCCGCCACGCAGTCACCGCCGGGCGAGTTAATCCAGACGGTAATGTCACCGCTGCCGGACATCAGTTCGTCCTTGAAAATCTGCGGAGTAATATCATCGTCAAACCAACTTTCATCTGCGATAGTGCCGTTGAGGAACAGCGTTCTCTCCGGGTTCTGCTCCTGTGTTTCCTCGTTCTTCGCTATCCTGTTCGTCCATTTCCAGAACTTCTTCATCGGAATTATCCTCCTTTCCACTGCCTGCCGCAAAGATACCCGCGTCAGCCAGTTTTGTCATATTGCCGTTTATAAGGTACAAATCTCCGCCGTCCTCGGCAGGGATACGGTCGAGGTTTTCAAGCTCCCGAATGTCGTTTGCGGACATCCAGCCGTTCTGCCTTGCGGTAGCGTAC